GTGGTTATCCAATAACAGCTAATCAAATAGTGGATATGTGTAGGCAGTTTGACAAAGAGACTGGTAACTGGTATGAGAACAGGCCAATGGAGACAGAGGCCAATAATGCATTAGAATATGCATATAAGAATGGAGTAATACAATGAAGACAGTACTATCTGCAGCATTTTGGGTTTTGCTAGGAGGGGCTTTGGTTTTATCTATTAGCTCAGTTAATAGCATTAATGATAACTTAAAATCTATTGAAGAAAGAGTTGATAAAATAAATCTAATGCTAGATGATATGACAAAAGTGGAGTGATACAATGGGTGAACTAGGAACAGCCATAAGCATATTGGCTTCAATTATTATTGGATTTTATATTATTGCAGTAACGGAGACGAAGAAATGAAAGCAGGTAAAGTATGGGGCACAACAGAGCTTATTGAAGCAAATGGTGCAATGGAGTTTCATCGTATTGAGATGAAAAAGAATGGTGTTTGTTCTAAGCATCTTCACAAATACAAGTGGAACGGATTCTATGTTGAGTCTGGTAAGATGCGTGTTAAAACATGGCAAAAAGATTACGATCTAATTGATGAGACTGTTATTGGCGCTGGCCAATACACAAAGGTAAAACCAGGATTGTATCATCAGTTTGAATGTCTTGAGGATGGTGTAGCATTTGAGATCTATTGGGCTGAATTTGCTCACAATGATATTGTCCGTGAAACAACTGGCTTTATGGGTAATGAAGGGTTTACACTTGATGTAAAAAATGATACAATGGCTTCATCAGCTGATGATTTGACAATTACAGTCAGCACACTTACTGGAGAATTTGAGGCTCTAAAATGAAACTAGAGGTACAACAAGATGATAGTGGGGAACTCTTTATTGAGTTCCCTGATGATCTTATGGATCAAATGGGTTGGACAGCAGGTGATATTCTCACTTGGACACAACAAGACAATGGCAATTGGTTAATTACTAAAAAAGAAACAACTACACCAGAGGATAATGATAATGAGTACTAATTGGGTACAAGATATGGCAGACATGCACAAGAAGTATGGTGTCAATGAATGGTTTGAGAAACACAAAGATGACAAGGTACTTATGAACAAGTACCTAATGTTCCGTCTACTTATGTGTCAAGAAGAATTGCATGAAACTATGCAAGCAGTAAATTCTGGTAATTCAGAAGAGATCGTAGATGGTCTTATTGACCTATGTGTCTTTGCTATTGGTACACTTGATGTATTTAATGTAGATGCAAGTAAAGCATGGGATGAAATATATGCAGCTAATATGAACAAAAAAGTAGGTGTAAAGCCAGGTCGCCCTAATCCATTTGGTCTACCAGATCTACTAAAGCCAGGTGGATGGACACCACCAAGCCATGAGGGTAACCATGGTGAGTTAGATGTAGCACAACAAAAGATTCGTGACCGTACACCTATTGATCGTAGTGCTTGGTAATGTTTTTTTCTGGTCCTTTACTATGCTATTTTGTATTACTTTTATACGCAGGAAGTGGATGGTATGGTGAGGACAAGGAAAACATCTTATATGAATATATTGTAATAGTCAGTTGGTATTATCAAATACTAATAGCTTACACAATTTTTAAGAAAATAAAAATGCGCTAAGGCGCATTTTTTTATGTACAAATGCGATTGAATAGTGTAGGATAGTTAAATCAATGAAGGAGAATATATTATGACTTACACTTTCGATATCGCGTACGATTGTCCTCTATCCGACTTTCTCGAACTACTCGACAAATACGAACTCAAACTCGAATCTTACCTCGCTATCGGACCTGGCGGCGGAAATCCCGAAATTACCGTCTCCTCAACTCCATCTCAAATCCAAAAACTAAAAGATTTCTGGAATTCTTAAATGACTAAATTTAAAGCTACGGTCGACAAATCTTTTGTCGACCAACGAAACTTAAAAGTAGAAGAAGATAGTAGGGACAATCCCTACTTCTTCTGGGACAGCGAGTTTGTAGAATTTCATCAAGCTAAAGTTGATATGTTTCAGAGCCTATATGAGGGTTATGAATACGATACATATCACGAAGTACTTGGTGCAATAGACTATAAGCTTCATTCAAAGGCTGGTGTGCACATATCTCCTTACATTCAGAAACAAGTGCATAATGACAAGATAGATATGTTCGGAATATGGACATGGAAAGACGGATGGCCAGGTCCATTAGAGGAGGGTCAGGTTGTTGAGTATGAAATATTAGATTATGTTGATGCTAAAGAAGCAATTAAACATTTAAACGAAGAAAATCGTTTTACTTTTCCAATAGACTATGATACAATTGATGAATAACAAGAGAGTATTATTATGCGCGAATCACTAAAAGTATTACAAGAATGTGCTGAACTGCAGCAACGTAAATCACGTGACTATCAAAACGAGAACTCACGTATTCAACAAGCAGACTATTATCCACGTGGTGTGGCATCACTTATGGATATCATCAATACAAAGACTCTACGTCTATGGTCTGTTATTGAAGCTATGGAATCAGATCCAGAGTATGAACCAAACTTTGAGTCACTCGAAGACTCATTCAAAGATCTTATTAACTATGCTTCCTTTGGTGTAGCATACTGCCGTGGTAAAGTACCAGGTCAGCGTGAAGATCGTGACTTCCTAAATCGTGAGATTAAAGATGCTTCTGAATAGTGTAAAAGATATCCGTGAGTTCTTTATTGGTGAGCTCAAAGATGAAGCATTCACCATTGATAAGACTGGTCAAAAGACTATCGAAATGCTTGGTGCAAACTTCATTGCATCAGAGCCAGCTATCTTCGGTACTCCAAACCAAGAATATATAGATGCAGAGATCAAGTGGTATGAATCTGAATCCACGAATATCAATGACATCTATGGTGTAGATGGAAATCCTCCAGCTGCTTGGCAATACAGTGCTAATGATAATGGTGAAATCAATTCAAACTATGGTCATTTAGTTTTTGGTTATAAGTATTTCCAACAGTTCCATCGGGCCTTCGATGAGCTATGGGATAATCCTGATAGTCGTCGTGCACAGATGATCTATAATCGACCTTCAATTTGGGTTGAGTTTGATGAAGGTGGTAAAAACGATTTCATCTGTACTAATGCTCAAACATTCTATATTCGTGATAACATTCTTCATATGGTATCACAGATGAGATCTAATGACGTTGTGTATGGCTATAAGAATGATTATGCTTGGGCACAATATCTAATGGACAAGTTTGTTTCTAATTGGAATGAAATGGCTGAAGTTACAGGTGAACATGGCGAGATTGAAAAGGGTATGCTTACTTGGCAAGTAATGAATTTACATGTATATGAAAGACACTTTAATTTAGTAAAATGAAATATATCTTTGACGTAGATGGAACACTGACACCTAGTCGTGGAAGAATGAACAATGAGTTTGCAAATTGGTTTGAACACTTTGCGACTCATAATGCTGTTTATCTTGTTACTGGAAGTGACAGAGAAAAGACACTAGAGCAAATTCCGGAATACATTTACAATCTTTGTATTGCTGTCTACCAATGTTCAGGCAATGATGTATGGCAACAAGATAAAAATATAAAAAGTGGTGTACTTAATCTTCCAGACAAGTTACAATTTGAGTTATTAGATATTCTACATAATAGTGGCTTTAAACCAAAGACTGGGCAACACATTGACCAACGACCTGGTCTTGTGAACTTCAGTATTCTTGGTAGAAGAGCTTCGTTAGAAGATCGTTATAACTATAGAGGTTGGGATGAGCACAAGAAAGAGCGTGAGTCAATTTGTAATAGACTTAGACCACGTTGGCTTAACTATAACTTTCAGATAGCCGGAGAGACCGGTATAGATATTACTGCTAAAGGATCAACAAAGGCACAAATATTAGAAGACTTTGATCCTACAGATGTAATCTATTTCTTTGGCGATAAGTGTGAACTTGGTGGCAATGACCACGAGATTGCACTTGCAGTTCATGATAGAGATAATGGTAGTAGAGTGATTGAAGCGAAAGATTGGGAAGATACATGGAGCAATCTAAAGTCATTGGTATAACGTTTAGTACATTTGACCTATTACATGCAGGTCATGTGGCTATGTTACGAGAGGCAAAGGAGGTGTGTGACTACCTCATTTGTGGCATTCAGGTAGATCCAAGTAGGGACAGACCTGAAAAAAATTCACCAGTACAATCATTAGTAGAACGTTGGACACAACTTCAAGGTGTGAGGTATGTGGATGAAATCATTCCATATGAAAGCGAGAGAGATGTAGAGGATATTCTTAAACTGTTCAGTATTGATGTTCGTATTATTGGTGAGGAGTATAAAGAGACTACATTTACTGGTAGAGCAACTTGCGCTAATAGAGGCATAGAAATACATTTCAACAAAAGAGATCATCGGTTTTCAACAAGTGATTTAAGAAACCGAGTATACGTAAAAGAAACAATGAAGGATTTGAATGATGAGTGAAGAAATTCGTCGAAAACCACAAAAATTAAAAATGGGAATTATTGGTAATGGTTTTGTAGGACAGGCAACTGGATACGCGTTTTCCACGCCTATGGTGGACAAAATGATTGTCGATCCTAAGTACAGTGATAATACTCTTGATGATTTGGTTGCTTATGCTCCACAGATCACTTTTATCTGTCTACCAACTCCTTCTAACGATGATGGATCAATTGATGCTGAACTAGTCAAAGACACTGTAAAACACCTAATACGCGAAAGCGAAACTTTTATCGTGATTAAATCAACAATTACGCCTGACGTTGCGGCAGAGCTGTGTTATCTAGATTCTCGAATTGCAATCATGCCTGAGTTTTTATCAGAAGGTAACGCAAAAATGGATGCTGTAAATGCTTCTCATCATCTTGTAGGTGTTACAGATCAAGGAGCGTCTCAATACATCGAAGGTCTCTACGCTGGTTACAGTTTATGTAATCCGTGTCCAACAGTTGTTGTTTCTCCAGTAGAAGCATCAATTATTAAATATACAATCAATAACTTTTTAGCCATGAAGTTGACATTTTTCAACCAGTTGTATTCCATAGTTGATGAATTTGGTGGTAATTATCAGACAGTATTACGAGGTGTTTTAGCTGACTCACGTGTAGGTGTGTCACATACGCGCATCCCTGGAACTGATGGTAAAAGAGGTTTTGGTGGGGCATGTTTTCCAAAAGATCTAGATGCATTCATTCATTATGCTGATAAATTTACTGAAGCGGATATAGAACTACTGAAGACTGTTAAAGCTGTAAATAATAAAATTCGTTCACAATACGACACAGATGATCGTGAAAAGTCAAATAACATTAAGTTTGAAGATGAGTGATTGGGATAAAAGATATCTAGGGCTCGCTAAAGAGATTAGTACCTGGTCTAAGGATCCATCATCACAGATTGGTGCTGTAGCTATTGGATCTAAAGGTCAGGTACTAGCTCAGGGTTATAATGGTTTTCCACGTGGTATTGATGACGTTGAACACCGTTATAATAATAAAGAGACAAAGTACAAATATGTTGTTCATGCAGAGCAAAATGTAATTTACAACGCCACATATAATGGTGTATCATTAGATGGAGCAACTCTGTACGTCTGGGGCCTTCCTGTTTGCTCTGAGTGCGCAAAGGGAGTGATACAGGTGGGTATCAAGAGAGTGGTGTTACCACGTGCTCAATACCCATTGCATTGGGTCCAATCTTGGAGAACATCAATGGAGATGTTTGATGAAGCAGGTGTAGAACATGACAGTATTGATTGTGGGGTTAAACCCTTCGGGTAAATGGAAACGTAAGAATCCTACACTCGACAGACTCAATCGTTGGATGAATGAACTTGGTATTCGTCATTACTCATTCTGTAATGTCATATCAGAACCAGGTGCATATAAAAAATCTCAAATAGATTACAAACAGCTATGTACATTTACTGAAGGTTATGATAGAATTATCGCATTAGGAGGTTTTGTGTCAGAGGCACTGGATCGTATTAATGTCGATCATTTACCAATGCCACATCCCTCTCCTTTGAATCGCAATTTAAATTGCCCATTTTATGAAAAACGTAAGATTGAGGAGTGCCGACGTTATGTCGAAGGTCATAACAAATCCAATCAACAACATACCAAAGAATGAGAAGTCTCATGTTCTTGGTTGGTCACTTGTATGGAAAGAACTACTCGGAGCATCTATAGATCATAGATGTACACCACAAATTCTCAATGCGGATACGGTATATGTCGACCATGGTGCAAACTTTGGTGGTACACTTAACCTTTTTGGTGGTGCAACAAAGGATATATTTGACCGTATCAATATTCTCCTCGCATGTAAAAACATTGTATCATTAGATTGGGATATGCCCGACTATGGCGCTATGCTAAAGAAACGCATCGGTGCCAATACTACATGCGAGGAGATAACCGAGAAGTGGTGTGATATGGTTTCAAAAAGAATAAGTAGTATTACTTCTATGAAACACAAGGACCTTAAAACAGATGGTATTACATTCGGCGACTCTCACACTATTGCTTTTAGTGGTGTTGGTGATAGTGTTTACCGTACTGATGGTAAGACTCTTTTTGGTAGTTTACGGAAGGGACTTCGAGAAGAACTGGAAAGAAGGGAAGAGAGACTTACGTTATGCCTTGGTTCTATCGATATTAGGCATCATATACTGCGCCATAATGATTTCGATTTAAAAGAAACAATTAAGGAATATGTCAAGCAAGGTAATGAACTTGCTGATGACGTGTGGTATGCAGCTCCTGTTCCAGTAGAGTACGAGGAAAGACGTATACCTAAATCTGGATTCTATAAGAAGACTCCATTCTATGGTTCATGGAAAGAACGCTGGGATCTTACAAATCAGTTTATTGAGATCCTACATGATGAATCAAAGAGCAAGGTAGTTATGCCACCAAAGGAATGGTACACTATGGATCCTGAGAAATACGCTAAGACTTATATGGAGCATGGTTCTTCTTTCCATATTGCTCCACCTTATTACAGACGAAATGATTGGGGAGTATCACCTTTTGGCACATAATAATCATGTACTCGATGGTATAAATAAGGACGTTGGTCCTCTGTATTCTTTAGAAGAGGCGAAGGACTATTTCTTAGAATTGGCTGAAGGTTGGGAAGATCCTTATGGTGATCCACTTATCACGACTCACGATGGCATACGAGTTGTTCGTGATGATACTCTCGTCGGTTCTAAGGTTAGGGGCGGTGATTGCCTTATTAGTAGTCTTGATGACAATATCGATACTATCGTTTATGTTCAACCTCGGACTGGTCTTGCTGGTGTTAGTATCCTTGACGTTGCCAAACGACATAACAAAGACGTTATGTTATTCATGCCCTCCTCCAAACGGATTAGTCACCACCAGGCCTGCTGTATCGAGCGAGGTGCTAAAGTAGAGTTCCATCGTATTGCTGCAATGCCCAATCTAAATCTCATTGCTCAAAAGTGGGCAGCTGAAAGATCTAATGCATTCTTCGTTCCACTAGGTTTAAAACATGAGAGAGTAACTGCAGGTATTGTAAAGACTGCATCACAGATTGATGAACCAGAAGAGGTTTATGTTGCAACATCAACTGGTGTATTAACACGAGCATTACAAATTGCATGGCCTAATGCTAAGTTTACGTCAGTCTGTGTGTCACGTAATATGAAGGCAGGTGAACTTGGTAGGGCTGAGGCAGTATCAGATCCACTTGCATTTACTGCTTCTGAAAAGAAAGAGAACCTACCACCATTCCCAACTATAGATACCTACGATGGTAAGGTATGGAAGTACATTCCTAAGAATACTGATAAAGATATTCTATTTTGGAATGTAGGTAAGGAACCAGTATTACAAAATGAAAACCTATATGAAACTGTAGATTCATACAGAGATTGGGCAAAGAATGTGGCTTAATGAACCAGCTATAGATGTACTCGTTAACTATTATTATCCCAAGGCTAAGTGGTTACAAATCAATTGTAACTGGGGCAAGATTCCATATACAGGTGAGATAGCCACAAAAGAGATTAACGATCCATTGATGCAAGAGATTGACATTTATGACTGTTATACTCGTAATGCTGCTGGATTCTCTAATGTATTACAGGACCTAAAATATAGAAGTGAGACACCGAAGAGACATCATCAGGCTAAAAACATATCTCTTGGCCAAAAACATCTAGATCTGGTAGATAGTTATGTGACAGATAAGTGGGATCTCAAGACTTGGCTGTTTGCTTATATGTCTCATAGAGTTACAGGCTCTGGTGCATCATTTACAAGAGACCATGGGTACAGAAATAACTGTGTACATAAATGGGGCGTGATGGAATCTATCGAAGAAATGATTGCTGATTTAAAATATCGTAAGGCAAATAAGATCGCTACATTTACATCGATTGGTAACCAACCACCAGCGCCTCGTAAAGGTGTCAGTGTTATTGATTATCTCACAGAGGAGTTACCTGCTCTACTTGATAAACTTATTGATTGGTTACATTCTGGTGAAAAGAAAACACACAAACAAGTTGTAGACTTTTTAAATGCATATAACTTAGAACAGGGGCATAAGAGATTTAACTTTGTCTATGCTGCATTTTCATATGACTTAGGTGATTATCACAAGGATCTTGTTGACGATATGAGTCATGGATACTTTGGTAATAATGCTATTCGTTGTATGAAGATGTTATCAAAGGGATATAATACAGATCAGTTCATGGATATACTATGTGAAAGAATGGGTGGAGCACCAAGAGATAACGAGGATGTGTTCTGTGACTTCGTACGATTTGGACAGAACTATGTACCTCGTAGTGATGATACATTTGATCATATTCCATCCACATTACAAAATAATTCTGGTTGGCATTCAGGTTGGGAACAAAGACAAGGAAAACCTAATATTGCGAGTGTACAGCTTACAGAATTTATGGTATAATAGAATTATTACTTATTTAGGAGACACGCATGTCAATTATGGACAAGCTTAAAAAGAACTCAAAACTTAAAAACACAGAGGTTCTTTCAGAGTCTAAGTTCTTCAACGAGAAGGATATGACTCCAACAGATGTGCCAATGATCAATGTGGCACTGTCAGGTTCTGTCGACGGTGGTTTGGCTCCAGGCCTTACCGTCCTTGCAGGACCATCAAAACATTTTAAAACATCATTTGCACTGATTATGGCATCAGCATATCTTAGACAAAATCCGGATGCTGTGATGCTATTCTATGATTCAGAGTTTGGTTCACCTCAAGCTTACTTTGAACAGTTTGAGGTTGATACATCCCGGGTGCTTCATACGCCTATTACAAATGTAGAGGAACTAAAGTTTGACATGATGGCACAGCTTGAAGCACTTGATCGTGAAGATAAGGTCATTATCGTAATTGACTCTATTGGCAACCTTGCATCCAAGAAAGAAATGGAAGATGCATTGAACGAAAAGTCAGTTGCTGACATGTCACGTGCTAAAGCACTCAAAGGTTTGTTCCGTATGGCAACACCTTATCTTGCTATGAAGAATATTCCTATGTTGGCCGTTAACCATACGTATATGGAGATCGGTCTATTCCCTAAAGCCGTTGTTGGTGGTGGTACAGGCATTTATTATTCCGCTGACAATATCTGGATTCTAGGTAGACAACAAGATAAAAAGGGCACAGAGATCCAAGGCTATCACTTTGTAATTAATGTTGAGAAGAGTAGATATGTTAAAGAAAAGTCTAAGATTCCTATTACTGTTTCCTGGGACGGTGGTGTTCGCAGTTATTCTGGCCTGCTTGACGTGGCTCTTGCTGGTGGGTACGTTACTAAGCCTTCCAATGGCTGGTATGCAGCGGTTGATATGGAGACAGGTGAGATTGGTGGCAAAGTTAGGCATGATCAAACTTTAGAGCATGAGTTCTGGGAACCAATTTTTACAAACACTGACTTTAAAGAGTTTATAAAGAAGCAGTACAGTATTGGTCATAAAGACCAAGTATCAATGGATGAAATTGTTGTCGAAGATATTTAAAACCTGCTTTGGAACTAATATAGTATCTCGAGAATTGTTACAAAAGGCTGAGGAAGATTTTAATTCTCAGCCTAAAGTACAGCGACCTGAATTTGAACAAACAAACGCTATAGGTATTATTCCTGAGATAACAGATTTAGTGCAAAAAATTACTGGATTAAAAATTAAATATAAATCAGGAAATTACTATGAGCATACTATTCCATACCTACCTCATACGGATTATAATCATTTCTATGATAATAGTATTAATGTAGTAATTCCTATAAGATTCAGTGGCGATAAACCTTATTTTATTATTTTTGACCAGATTTGGCCTAATAATAGTTGTTGTTGGATGATGAATCAATCTGATCCAGTAGATTTTAGTAGAACAATGTTAGGCGTAAAGGGTTGGCCTGGTGAGTATCCAATACTCAACAAAACAAACAAAGATATTGATGATGAATTGTATAAACACTTAAAACGTTTTCCAAAATATACACTCACTAACATGTCAGGTAAAGCATATCCATTTGATCCTGGTAATATTATGATATTTGATAATCGTAAGATTCATGCAACTGGTGGTGGTAACTGGAAAAAATTAGGTATTAGTTTAAGATTTAAAATGGAGTGATTATGGTAAAGATTCCAAATATGTTAGTAGAGAATGAGGATTATGAATTAATTCCAGGTAATGATGAGCATTGGCACATTAGAATTAAGAACGGCGAATATATAGAGTCTGTGATCAGTTTCGGATCTATAAAGGTAAATGAAGAGTCATTAGAAATGAACTTTGATTTTACTCTACACTATAGTCCAGATGATGATCTATCAGTAGATAACGTAGACTTACAGAAACACGCCGGCAAAATTTTAGAGAGTGTGTTAATGAGTAATTTAGAAAAAATGGAAAACAAATGAAAATACTAATTATGGGACTGCCAGGTGCTGGTAAAACCCACCTTGCAAAACGATTACAGATTCATCTCAATTGTGCTTGGTATAATGCAGACAAAGTACGTGAGATGGCAAATGACTGGGATTTCACGGATGCAGGTCGTAGACGTCAATCTGAACGTATGAATACAATTGCTACCTTTGAAGCAGTTCGAGCTCGTACTGTTATTTGTGATTTTGTTTGTCCTACTGGTGCAACCCGTGAAGAGTTTGATGCTGATATTACAATTTGGATGGATACTATTGAAGCAGGTCGTTTTGATAATACCAATAAGATTTTTGAAGCTCCTACGGATGTAGACCACCAAATCAAAGGATTTATGTCAGATGATGAGATCCTTAACTTTGCAAATATATTAAAGGCGAAATACAATGTTTGATTATAAGAAACCAACAACACAAATGCTAGGACGCTGGCAGCCATGGCATGATGGACATACTGCTTTATTTAAGAAGTCATTGGCTGAGACCGGCCAAGTCGTAATTATGGTACGAGATGTTGGTGGTATCATTGGCACAGATGCAGGTGGTGGACGTACCGAAGGTCAGTATGATAATCCATTTAAGTGGAATGAGGTACGACAAAATATTGTTGCAGGATTAGCAGAACATGGGTTTACAGAGGGTGTTGAGTATGTTATAATGCAAGTACCAAACATCGTAGACATTTCTTATGGTCGTGGTGTTGGTTATACATTCACACAGCACGATCTAGGTGAGGAGATCCACAATATCTCTGCTACTAAGATCCGTAAACAAATGAGGCAAGAAGGTAAACTGTGAGCTTTACAGAAATAAATCCATTTATCACTGAAAAAGAAAGACTATTTTTTATTTCTATGGAGGATAGTGATGATTGGATTCAACACAAATCTAGTGTATCAGGTAGACTTTCTCCACTTTTTTATAAAACAATAGAATATCGTGGAATTAAATCTTATTTACTAAAAATGCATCCTAATGCGGTACAAGATTGGCATACAGATGGTGTTACTTTAAAGAGAAACACTTTAATCTTACATCCATTAACTGAAAATTATGCTCCTTACAGATCGATAGATGGTGTGTCAGCAAAGCCAATTATAGCTGACACTCAAGTAAAACACTCTGTTGTAAATAATGAATACACAAGAATGAATCTTCAAATTCCGTTTATTGAGTCATATAAAGATGTACATGCTAATAAAAATAGTGTAGTATGGAAATTATTGAATAAATTTTATAAGGAAAACAATGAGCAACGTTGAACAGGTTATCCTTCGTAATGTACTTACAAACGAATCTTATATGCGTAAGGTTCTACCATTTATAAAGCCCGAATACTTTCAAGGCGTGTACAATCAATTATTCAAAGAGGCTGGTAAGTTTGTTGCTAAGTACAACAAACTACCTAACCTCGATGCATTTAAGATTGAAATTGATAATAGTGATAAGTTCAATGATGATCAGTATCAGGCAGCTATGGAGATCCTGCCTAACATCTTTGCAGCTGAAACATCTGATGAAAAATGGCTAGAGGACACTACTGAGAAATGGTGTCAAGACCGTGCTATTCATAATGCAATAATGGAGTCTATCTCTATCATTGATGGTAAGCACAAGAATCTCACAAAGAATGCTTTACCTGACCTATTGTCAAAGGCACTTGCTGTATCGTTTGATACTAATATTGGTCATGACTATATTGAGAACGTCAATGAGCGTTATGAGTTTTATCATGAGGATGAAGAGCGTATCCCATTTGATATTCAGTTCTTTAATGATATTACTAAAGGTGGTTTACCTAATAAGACACTGAATATTGCACTAGCTGGTACCGGTGTCGGTAAGTCATTATTCATGTGTCACTGCGCTGGTAATGTATTAGTACAGGGTAAGAACGTTTTATACATTACAATGGAGATGGCCGAGGAGCGTATTGCTGAACGTATCGATGCTAATCTATTAAATATCCCACTAGATCAGTTACAGAATATCACAAAGGATATGCTAACTTCAAAGGTCGATGAGATTGCTTCTCGTACGAATGGCAAGCTTATCATTAAAGAGTATCCTACTGGTTCAGCTCACACTGGTCACTTCCGTGCACTATTAAATGAGCTGAAGCTAAAGAAGAACTTTGTACCTGATATGATATTCATTGACTATCTTAATATCTGTGCTTCAAGTAGAATGAAAGGTATGGGAGGTGCTATTAACTCTTACACTTATATTAAGGCGATTGCGGAAGAACTCCGAGGCCTTGCAGTCGAGTTTGATGTACCGATCGTATCGGCGACTCAAACGACGCGTAGTGGTTATAGTTCGTCGGATCCTGGGTTAGAGGATACATCAGAATCGTTTGGCCTACCAGCTACAGCAGATCTTATGTTTGCTCTTGTATCAAGCGAAGAGCTTGAAGCACTTGGTCAGATTATGGTTAAACAACTAAAGAACAGATATAATGATCCTAATCACAAAAAACGGTTTGCGGTAGGTATAGATAGATCTAGAATGAGGCTGTTCGATATCGATAATCCACAAGATAACTTAATCGATGATACACCAGCCTTTGATAAGTCTCAAATCAATGAAAGATTTAAAGACTTTAAAATATAGGAGTATGGTATGTGGATTCTAATTTGGCTAGCTATGGGTAATGCTCAGAATGTAGAATACTTTCACATTGGCACATTTAATAATAAAGATAAATGTGTAAGTGCAATGTCTGAAGCAACTGTATTAGTAACTAATAAAAATCAAACCATAGATTGTATTTACATAGGTGATAAATGAGAGATATTTATGATTATGTTAAGGTGTTTAATCTCATTAGTAAAGATGATTGTAAAACTTTATTAGAACACTCTAAATCATTAAATTACAGCCAACATGCTTGGACATTCGGAGCAAAAAATAAATTTAAAGAGATGCCACACCCAGAAGGTTCTAGTACTGAACTATCAATAACTCATCCGGACAATGAATCAATCAATAAAATGCTGACTAAGTATGTTCATCATGCTTGTATTAAATATGATGATATTTTTTATGAACAAGGATTAAAAGCAAACCATTTATATAATAACCGAAAAAAAATAGTTTCAACTGTGTCTCGTGTTAGACTTAATAAGTATGATCCTAATACAGAAATGAAATATCATCATGATCATATTCATAGCATCTTTGATGGGGAAAACCGCGGAATTCCAACTTTATCAATTGTAGGACTTTTAAATGATGATTTTAAAGGTGGCGATTTTATTTTTAATAGAAAAGATAAAACTAAATTAAAGGCTGGCGATATATTAGTGTTTCCATCACTTTTTATTTACGGACATAGAGTAGATAAAATAATAGAGGGCACTAGACATTCATTTGTTGCGTGGGCTTATGGATAATGGAATATGATGAAGAAGAATTTCAAGCGATTTACGATGAGTATATTACGCTTACAAATGAGTTACTAGAAAACTTTGATGTGTTGATGGTAGCAGCTATAATGACTACAATGGGCTTTAGCTTATATCGTACATCATTATCAGAAGAGGATTACAATAAAATTGTAGACGCTATGCACGATTTGAAAAATGATATTGCAACAATTGAAAAAGGATATTTACACTAATGGCAAAAGGTAACAAAAAGACTAGTATCGGTAATGGAAACGTTAAGACGTCTTCTATGAATAAAAGCAAAAAGAATTCATATAAAAAATATCGAGGTCAAGGTAAATAATGCATGCACGTCTCATATCCTATAGCCAACCCGTTGGTCGTATCCACTCAGGAGAACTTGCACTCGAGGGGCTTGATAACATCCAAGACCTCATCGCGTATGCAGCCCGTGTCTCCAATCCATCGAACCAAGCTAACACCAAAACAACAGCAAAGTTACTTGACTATCTCATCAAGCACAAGCACTGGTCACCATTCGAAATGGCATCAGCCTGCATCGAAATCGAAACAACACGAGATATCGCACGACAACTTATCCGGCATAGATCGTTTTCATTTCAAGAGTTTTCTCAGCGGTATGCTAATATCAATGATCTTGATGGTGAGTTTGTTATAAGAGAGGCACGTTTGCAGGATGAAAAGAATCGACAGAATAGTATTGAAACATCTGATACGGCTTTAGAGGCTTGGTGGGATGCACAACAAAAGTTTATTATCGACCAAGTAAAGAGGATCTACAATGAAGCAATCGAACGAGGAATCGCTAAAGAACAAGCCCGAGCAATCTTGCCAGAAGGTAACACAGTCAGTAGGCTCTATGTTAATGGTACCATTCGCTCTTGGATTCATTATATCGAGTTACGTTCTGCAAATGGGACACAGAAAGAACATATGGAATTGGCCATCGAAGTAGCAAAGGCTATTGGTCAAATTTATCCTAAAGCATTGGAATTTGCAAATGGTGGAATTAGTACTCAGAAATAAAGACATAATTTCAAAACTAGAATACATTAGATCTGAAGTATTTAAAACTGAAATTATTACTAATGAAGAAAAATATAGAGATAAATTAGTACGCCGACCAAAGGAAGATCTTGCTGATCCAGAGAAGTTTATGAGTGAAGAACACTTGTTCAAGCATATGTCTGATCCGGATCACAAGGGGTTTCCAGTTGAACACTGTTCCCTACCAGTTGAAGTTATGGCTAGATCTGATAGTAAACTAGCACATATTGTAAATTATACAAGAACTGAATTTATATCTGATCTTGGGGCTAACAGTGATGCTGTTTTTCTTTATTATCCACCAAAGGGTTTTGTAGGTTGGCATACAAACCAAAACAATTCTGGATATCAATTTATTTTCTCTTGGTCAGAAAAAGGTAATGGTTATTTTCAGTACTATGATAAACAGAAAAAAAAGATAATAAAGTTACCAGATAAATCAGGATGGCAAGCTAGATACTATCATTTTGGAGAGGATCCTGCTGACCATTGTTGGCATTCTGCTTACACTAATGTACCTAGAGTTACAGTATGTGTTTTATTTAGGTGGTGGGATAAGCCACATATGAAAGAACAAATATTGGAAATGAGAGATCAACTTATAGAAGAAATAGAATCGGAGGACTAATGGGCAAACATATTTCTACTTACTATTCAGATTTTGATGAAGGTTATTGTGAAATCCATTTTGACTTTAAAGAAGAATATGCGTATATTAAGTATTTTGATAACAATGGTAAGCGCTTCTTTACAGAAGACTTTAAGGGCAAGTCAATGCGATATGTAGAAGACGCTGCAGAGAATTGGGCACTAGGAATAAAAAAGCTAGAAGCTATTAATTAACTGTTTACATTCCTTTTGATTTAGTATAGAATACTATCATATATTATGGAGGAATGAATATGAGTAATCAACGTGGTGGTAAGTGGAAACCTGCTGCATTAGATAATGGTACGA